TAAGGCAGTCGCTACCTTCAAAAGTTCCGTTATCTTGTATAACTCTATCCTCAAACTCGTCTGAACCATTTATACCGCTTGTAACGTATTCTATTTGCGTTGAGCTGTTATTAGTTGAGGTAATTGCTTTGGTGTAAACTTGTTGTCCGTTAAGTTGGTATGTTACTTGCGTAGCTAAAGACGTATCTACTGCTATGACCGCTGGTGCATCGTCTAACTTAACTATCTTGGTGTTTGATTGTAATACTGCTTGGTTGTTTATTGTAGTAGTAGAGCTTGGGGTTAAAACTGTGTTTTGCGCACCATCCTCAAATAAACCATAACCAAAAAACGCTTTAAGTCCTATATAACTACTCGTGGTTTGTGCTGCGCCTTGAACAAAAGTTGTTGTTCTATAATCTACCCAGAATATGTCTGTTGAGTAATCGCCATCAAATACATTAGTAAAGTAATCTCTTACAAGTTCCGCTATTTCAAAAGTACATACGTTATTAACTGCAAACGAATTTAAAAGATAAGTAGCGGTTGATGGTCTGCTATTAGCTGTACCGCCTACTCCTTGTGTGCCTTGATAGATATACAACTCAAGCTGTGTGCTTGTTAGGTTTGTTACTGTGCCAGTAGTTATGTAGTACGGACTTCTTACGTTTATCTTACTCATTTGTTTATATTTACTTGTATTTGTTTCTCTAAGCCTATTGAGTAAGCCTCTACTAACTCGTCTGGTAATCTCTTAAAAGCTGCCTCGAATGGTTTTGTAAAAAACAAACTTGGTCTTATACCTCTTTTTTTAATCGCCTTTGCTATTGCGAACTTAATACCCTGACGCTTTGCGAACTTACCGCCAGACCCTCTCGGTGCTATTCCCTTTCTAACTACCCAATTGTCTAATGACTTTGTAGGCGGCATCTTGTTGGTGTACTTATAAGGTGTGTTGTATTTCTTTTCTGTTCCGCTTACACCTTTGTCTTGGAATTTGCCATAGTCAGCCATATTAAACGCTAAGGACGTTTTCTGTGCGCTTTGTGATACTTGGTAACCCAAAGAGTTGTAAAGCTCCTTAGATGCGTTCTTTTTGCCCTTAGATAAGTTGCTTCGTGATTGTTGTATAACATACTTAGCAAACTTATTTAGTTCATCCCTTAAAAACTCATCTGCTAACATATAGTTATATCGTTTGGTATTATTACGTCCATTGTTGCAGCATACCCAGCAAGTCTGTTGTCAAACCTTTCGTAAAATGGCTCAAGTGATGCATCGCCTTCAAGCTGAAACTTATCGCTATATAATGTACCTCGTCTAAGCACCATTACTAATTTATTAAGAACTGCTAACTGTGTGTTAAGTACGTCTTGCTCGTTGTTGTTACCTCTGAATATATCAGTAGTAGCTTCCTTGCTTTCATCAACAATATCCATAGCCATAACAGTAATGTTAAAAGAAATCACTTGTTCTTGTAGTGTAACAGAGTTGACAATAATATGAGCCAAAGGGAATATACTTTGCTTAGATAAGTCAATGTCGAATATATCGCCAGTTGTAACTGTGTTTACATTCACATCAGCTAATAGCTGTGTTTCTATTGTTTCTGTTATTTGGTAAAAACCCCTTATTCCTTGTTGGCTCATTTGAATTTGTTTTTAATCTGTGCTGCTTCTATTTGGTTTTTTTCTTTTGTGAATTCTAAATATGTTAAGCACTGGTGTACGTTTAGTTCAGTGATATTTTTAAATCTTGTAATATCGCCTTGAGCGATTCCATAGAGTGCATTGAACCATCCCCATTTGGCTGTGAAATTAGATGCTGTGCTAAAGCCTTCTCGTTCTTCTCGTCCAAAGAGTTCAGCATAACCATCGATAAGTCCTTGCCTAAACTGTAAAAAAAAAACAATAGCACCTAATACTACATCTAAAGGAAAGTCCTTAGCGTTCTCGCTTGTGTCTGGGTTGTATTCCTTTATGGTGTACCTTGCACCTCGCTTGTGTTCTATTGGTCTGAATAGTACGTTTACTGCTCTGTGTAAATTGTCGTTATCGCTTATGAAAGTGTCTAAGTCCATATACTCGCCAAAGGTCATATCGTCAAGCTCTGGGATGAAGCCATAATCTACACCACCTAAACTAAACTTATTTATAAGCTGGTGGTTAGTGTTAAACATAGTATTTATAATCTCGCATACCTCAGCTATGTCTGTGGCTTTCATATTGCGTACCACTATCTCTGGCACTTTACAAAATATCTCTACAATCTTTAATTGTATCGCTGTATCGTGTGTGTTTTCAAGCGTTCCGTCTAACTTAGCAAACTCTTGGTACTGTCCAAGTGTTATCTCGTTAAGGCTTGTAGGTATTCTTAGATTAACTTTCATATTAATATATAAACAATTTTAAATTATTTTAGTGAACTATATACTTACCTCTATTTGGGTTTTGTAACTGGTAGCCAACAGCGTATCTAATGGCATCTATTAAGTGATTGTACTTGTCTATTGGTGTGTTTGATTTGCGCTCTAACCAGCGGTAGTTGTTTAACTCTTTGATGAGGTTTGTACTGTCTGGACTTACAACCAAGTCATAATCTTGTAGTAGGCTTATTCCGTATGTTACACTTCCTTGACCTTTTATACTTGGCTTTACGTTGCACCCTTTAGCTTTTATTTCGCTTAGTAGTCTTGGCTCTGCACTATCCCCTACAATCAAACCGCTATTAGCGTGTTTAAGGTTTAGTTCTGCTATTTGTGATGTTGTTAGTCTTGGCAAGTAAAAACATTCCTTTAAATAGATTGTTTTGATGCTGGTGTTTATGTTTACCTCAACTAAGGTACTTGGGTCTGCTGCAAAGCCATAATCTTGACCCCATACACTTACACTACTTCTTTTAAACTCTCCGATACTCCAGTTGCTAAATATAACACCCTCAGCTTTACTCATCCAAGCACCCAGCATTTGTTGTTTGTATTTCTCTGGTCTGCGCTTACCCATCTGGTCTATTTGGTCTATGTAGCTTTTAGATAGATTGTCTATGTTATCTATGTAGGTGGTGTGTATGTAGGTAGTGTTTTCTTTCTGTGTATTGCTTCCCTCTTGTACCCCTCGTTCCTCAAAGAAGCGTCTGTATATAAAGTGTTCTTTGGTTGTAGGGTTTAGTATCAGTATTACTCTATTGGCTTTGCCTTGTTGCCTTACACTTAGGTCTATGGTGTCAAACTTCTGCTCGTCTGTTAGTTCTTCTGCTTCATCTACTACCCAAGTGGTAATACCTTGCAGAGATTTAAGGTTAGCTGTCTGGTCGCCACTTGATGTCTTGATACCTCTAAAGATTATCTTGCTGCCAGTCTTTTTGTTTATTATCTCATCCTTAGTAATGTGGAAGTGTTCTATCGAGCCGAACTGTTCTAACTTGTCTAAAAACTCTGGGATGATTGAGATGTATGCTGAGGTTAATGTATAGCGTGTAAATAGTATAACGTGCCCAGCTTCATAGGTAAGCATAACTAAAAGGGCGTTTACTGAAAATGACTTCCCAGAACCACGCCCACCACTAACAATAAAATACCTACTATCGTTTTCAATAATAGGCATATATTTTTTCTTTACCTCAATCAACGAACTTAATTAAATCTCTAAAATTGATGTTTAAGCCTTCCGAACTATTGATATCCATACTTTCCTTTGGCTTTCCGTAACGATAGCTTAAATAGGTCTGTAAGGCTCTCATATCGCCTTTGGCTACTAACTTACCTAATGTTTCTATTGCTTCGTCTTTGTCTATTATATTGTCTAAGCGTTCTATTAGCTTTTGCTCTTGTGCCTTTGGCTTTCTACCAGCGCCTTGTCTTGCGCCTCCATAATTTTTACTCATATAAATAAATCTTGAAAAAACTTGATTATTCAAGTTATTAATATATAAACAAACTTATTTTTTTTTAGCACAGCACTGGGTTTTTAACTCGCCTTTTTAGTTTAGCGCCTTCTACCTTTTGTGGTTTTATCTGTGGCTTAGTAGCTTTTATTAGTTTATCGTATGGCATAAGCCTTGTACTTATAAACTGCATAAGGTTTTCTGTTTCCCATTTCTTTAGTACTTCTGTTATTTCGTCTATTAGTAAAAGGT